GGATCGGGATGCCTGCCTGCTTCGCGTAGTCGCGGAGGGCGATCTTGGCTGCCTGACGATGAGTCACGAGCGGCGCGGATCAGTGACGAGGTACCCAGCGGCGGCGACGATGATCGTGATGAGAGCGCCCTGCACGACATCGGGAATCTCAAGACCAGCGATGCCGGCTCCCCACACGATGATGGTGACTAGTGCGGCAGCGACGGCGGCGGCCGTAACCTTTGGCGAGATGCTAGACATGCTTTCCTCCTCTAGATGAGTTGCGACACGACAGCCGTAACGCAACCCGTAACGGCACTAATGGTAGCGATGATAGCGACGAGTTGCGTCTTCGTCATATCCGACCCGCGCCGCATCGCCTCACGCTCCTCAAGCTTCAGCAAGCGTGCTTCGATCCTGTCAAGGGATCGGAAGATCCGGTCGATCTCAGCATCACTCATACGGTGAATGATAACCGACGCAACGGCCCCGACGCTTCCCCTCGCCTAACCCCACCCGACGCTACAAGTAGCACGAGGCTACGGGTTAGGCGATGCCTTTGACAACGAGTTTCCTTCTAGCGAAGGTAGCGTTGGCGGTTGCACCGCCGAAGTAGTTGAGCGTGAAAGTATTGGTGCCTGCTGTTAGTCCGCTTATGATTGTTGTGTGACCAGCGATGATGGCGTTGGTTACTGTGTTGCCGATACCCCAGTCGGTTGACGCGCCGAGTGTTGTTGCTCCTGATACTGCCACACTTATACCAGCTTCATTTCCGGCGGCGTCGACCACCATGCGACCACCGATGCTGATGAGTGCGGTGGTTCCTGTCACTAGCGTCACAGAAACATTTGTCCCCGGACTGCCTGTGAGTGTTGCTGTAAAAGTCGCGCTATTTGTCGCCCCCGTAGCGGCTGTAAAACCTCCGATTTCTGTTACACAAACCCAAACGGATCCGTTGTAGATAGTTCGTATCCCGGAGGGAAGGAAAGTGGATGCTCCGGTTGCGGCGGGAATGGTTGGTGCGGTTAGGTAGCATTGCATTCCTTCGCTGGGTGCGGGGATTGCTGCGTCTCGTGCGGCTTCGTTGGTGTAGACGGGGCTTCCCATGATGGAGTTATCCCGTACATTCGTATTCCAGAACGCAGCGGTCAGCACCTCACCAGCTGTAGCGGTTCCGGGTGTAGTCCAAGCCATGAGCGTATTCTACCTGCTTCTAGAGTCCGAGGGGCGACGAGTCAAAGATACTGTACGGGTAGGCTGCCGCGACAGCCGTGCCACTAGACACCGTGCCAGCAGCAAAGACGAACGCGGCAAGGTCTGTAGATGCGAGCGTGAACGCGACAGCGTGCCTATCCGGCGCGACACTATGACGAATGCCAATGACTTGCACGTTACGCGAGACGCGCGTCCCAATATCATTCGGTCGGAATTCCACCTGAACAATGTCACTGATCTCAAGGCCGAGCACCTTCGCCTGATCGGCGGTGCCCAGCGCGGAAAGTTCGACGCTGATCTGCTCGAAACGCAAATCAGGCTCGGCATACTTCGACACTAGGTAGTCGGCGAGGGCTGTAGCGTCACTCGTGCCGGCGGCTCCGGTCTGAATTAGGAGGCCGGACAGGTCAAGCGATTGGATGCCATACTCGTTCTGCGATGCCGTGTTCTCAGACGTTTGCGGGTCGAGGCCGAGGGGTGTGATCGTCACGCGATTATAGAGAAGCTCGGTGCCGTACGAGATAGAGATATCGACGTATGGGATCGCCGTGCCCGCATCGGAGAAGACGACGGTGCCGACGCTAGCGCTACTGTTCCTGTCTTGGAACGTGACCTGATTCGCCTTTGACATGAAGAGCAGGCCCGGCTCGGAAGCCGCGACAAGCTGCAGATACTCAAGGACGTCACGGCCCTGATCGACGACGTCGGCCTGTAGTGTCTGCGCGCCCGTGTCAATCGCTCGCAACGCGACGGGCCAATTCACCTCGCTCCTGCTCAGCACCGCGTTCAAGCGTGCCCCCGTCGCCTGACTCGTCGCCGTATGCGCCGCGAGTTGCTGACCACCGAACAGGATGAACGCATCCACGCACGAAGCATCAGCATCCGCCAACCCTCGCACGTCATACTTCACATCCCAATCCTCAACGAGGCCCGTGAACTGAACCGCCGTCGACCCAGCCACAATCGTTGAGATCTTCACGTTACGGCGCGGCTTGACATCCGGATAGTACGGCGACGACTCGTAGAACGGATCGAACGCGCGATCCTGATTCGTGAACGTGATGCTAGCCCCACCAGCAACGAAGCGGTCAAGCTCGCGCGACAATCCTCGACTGATCGAGTACGACTTTACACGACTAGTCACGTCATAGAAGAGATCGCCACCGAGGCGGTACTCCTCATTGTCGAAGATGCTTTGCGGATTAGCACTGATCGCCGCCGGCGTACTCGTCTCCGTCCCCGACCCAAACAGAAAGAACGGGCCACCCTGACTCGACGTATCAAAACCAATCTCGACTAGGCTACTCGGCGCTGGCACTAGCCACTCCTGAGCGTCTTCGCACGATTGAAGTCCGTAGCAGCACTAGCCGTCGAAGTCTTACCCGCAGCATTCGCCAGCGTCGTAACAATCGGCCCCTGAAAGACAGCACCATTCCGCTTCTCATAACGCTTGATCGTCTCGACAATCGTGCGACCCAGCTCGTCAGGATCAGTACCGAGGCCAGCGTTGATGACGATGTTATATGTCGGCGCTGCGCCCCCACCACCGCCACCACCGATGGCGTCGCGCAGCATACTCATCGCACTATTCGAACCGAGCGGAATCACAGCTTCCGGGCCGGCCTCGCCTGCCGTGAACACTTGTCGTTTCAGGATGCCACCCATCGCCATCCGGACAGGCTCAGGGTTGGCTTTGTCCCACTTCGCCATGATGTCGTCAATCTCATCCTGCTCGGCCTTCGTGATCCTCTCCTTGCCAGCCGACTCCTTCCTGCGTCGGAAGTCACGCGCCGCCTTCAGGCGAGCAGCACGATCAGCTTTCCAATCAGCGTGAGCCTTACGAGCCGCATCAGCTGCAGGCGTGCCCTTCACGGGCTGCGTGAGAGGCTTACCGCTGGCAGTGACGACGTCCTGAATGTCAGTCGCGGCACCAGTCAGTGCTGACAGGGCACCATTGAAAGCGTCAACAAAGGCGATGCCCAGCTCTGCGCCACGATTCGCGCCAATGATCCCGTCAAGCGCCGTGGAGAAGTCTGTAGCGGCAATCTCGCCACGATTGAAAGACGCAATCAGATCATCGATTGCCTGTTGATTGGCACTCTGCTGCGCAGCGACACTATCCTCTAGCCGCGTCGCTTCCTGATCCTCAAGGAAATCATCGAGATCACGTTGCGCAGATGTCTTATCCTCAGTCGTTTCCGCGACGAGAATTGCCTCTTCCAGTCGAGTCTTTTCGCGTGCGGCTGCATCGTCTCTCTGCTTCTTACGGAGCCGTGCCGCTTCCTTAGCGTCCGCTGATTGGGTTCCCGTGATGGTTGCCAGCATCCCGCCAAGCGCAGACCCGAGGCCCGCCATACCGGCCCGAGCAGCCGTCACAGCCTGACGAACAGCCTTCGTTACCTTTCCAACAAACTCGTTGACATTACTTCGCTCGTCGGCCTTCGGGCCTACGAAGACAGCCTTCGCAAGAGTTTTCGCAGCGCCAGAGAAATCAATATTCGAGAAGACGCGCTTGATGGCGTCACCAATCTCACCGCGACGCTCATAGATGCGAATTGCAAACTCGTTCACGAATGATCCAGTGAAACTCAAAGCTGCCTCAAGTCCCGTGTATCGGAACACACCGACGACGACCTCACCGAGACCGCCGAACAATGCCTTAGCATTGCCGCCAATGCCGCGCTCAAAAAACGAGTCAGCAAAATCCTTACCGGCATTCCCACCGTTAGTCACAGCGAGTTCGCGCAACTCGCGGAAGCCCTTACGAACCTCAGCGCTGCCGCTCAACTCAACACGGACAACTCCCGTCGGGCCGACCATCGTCTTACTCTCAGTCCACCAATCACGCAACGAAGCGTAACTCTTACCAGCCGCATCCTTGATCGACTCAACGATGAAGCTGACTTTTCCAATGAACGTCGGGCGCGCCGCAAACTCGCGAACAAAGTTGAGAAGCTTCTGCGACGCGGTTGTCAAGGCCGGGATGAATCTCGCAATCAGATCCGCTGCCGTGTTACGGAACGTCTCTTTCAAGATGTTGAGCTGGCCCGGCAGTGTCTTACCGGCGGCCTCGGCACTACCACCGAACTGAGTCTCCAACTCCTTCAGGATAAGTTTCTGAGCGCCCATCACATCGCCCGACTCGACCATCCCCTTGATCATTTCCTTCTGATCAGCGGTGAACTGGACGCCCGCCTTCGACAATGCGCCGACGCCCTTCACAGGATCGTTCAGCGCCTTACCGACAAGGATGGCGCTTGAGCTTAGATCCTTCCCCATCGCGACGCTCAGGTTCGTCATGGCGAGCGTGGCCTGATCGAAGATGTTATTTCCCTTGCCAGTCTCGTTACGGATTTTCGTGAACGTCAGTAGGAGATTCTGGCCGGAAGCGATTGCCTCATCATCGATTCCAGTCAACTCCATCAGGCTGCTCGACATCTCAGCGATGTTTTCCGCCGTGACGTTGGCGACGCGGCCCGTCGACTTCAGTACGGCTCCGGTCTGCGCTACAACTTTCTGCGCCGCCATGAACTCGTCAATGCCGACCTTCACAGTCGCAACGAGACCGCCGAGCGCAGCTGCACCGCCAACGATTGCCGCCATCTTGCCGAACTTGCGAAGACCGCTCGTGCCCTGCGACAAGCCGCGAGTGAGGCCCGACGTGTCGACGCCGATGGGAATAATGATTGGGGCCATAAGAGTATTCTACCGGCGCAGTAGCCGGTTGATTTCGTTTTCCATATCCGCGACGCTACGATCAATTGACGCGAGGACGCGCGGCTTGTGCCTCTCAACCGTCGGCCACATCGTGCGCGAAGCTGTGCCATAACCTGCGATTCGCAGGCTACGATCAAGCTTATTGTTCGACGTTGCCCTACCCGCCATGTCGAAGACTACGCCGGCTGCATTGTTCTGTCGAATGCTGACGAGGATCTGCTTGCCTTTCATCTGTCGAACGCTCTGCTTCTTGACGCTCGACCGTACCCCACCCTTAGCCTTACCAGCGTTCCAGTAAGGCGTGCCAGCCTTGCCACTACGGCCGGCCTCAACCTTGCCGCGCCGAGCGCTCGACTGCTTAGGCGCAACCCAGTTCGACAACGGCAATGTCGGCATCCCACCCTTGACTGCCGCGACAATAGGTTGGACATCACCCTTGAGCCGCTTCACTGCCTCGCGCCTGAGAACCGGATCCATCTTGCCAAGAGTTTTCAGAGCATCATCGAGGCCGCGGATTTTTTTGGTAGCCATGAACGTAGTCTATCCCCCGGCGTGAACGCTACGCCAACGCAAGTAGCCGCACATCGTCCAGAGCATCCGCTCTGATTCCATCATCAGCACGCTCGGTGCGATGCCTGTCTCTACGGCGAGACTGGCGATGAGCCAGTGACTGGACTGCTCTCCAAAGGGACGAGCGGAGTTTCCTCCACGTTGTCAATCTCTTCGAGCGTGGCGACCCAATCCATGAAGTCGAGGCTCGTCGCACTTGTGCGGTGTTGCGCGTGCCACGCGAGCCAGACCAAATCGCGCGCGTAGATCGAGTCGCTGGCGAGCGTCGAGGATGGGCGCTCGAAGTGCTGCTCCCACGCGACGATGTCAACGAGCGCAGCCCGAACGGTGATGCTGTCCTTGCCGACCTCTTTGATTCGGAACTGTAGTTCCATGCGCCTGCCCTCCCATGGGCGTAAGGTTTACAGGTGACTTATGCGACAGCCTTCGTGATCGTGCCCGACACGGGCCACGACACGTCCACCGTGTTGAGCTCGCCGACGGCTCCGTTGATCGGATTCCAGCCGGTCACCAGTGCAGTCATCGTGTACGAGGGGTTCGCAGTGCCGACGGCGGTGCCGTTCGGCTTGATGACGACGGTCGTGGTGCTTCCGATCAGCGGGTAGACGAGCCCCTCGATGGCGGAGTAGTCGTTGTGCATCGACAGGTTCACGGTCGTGTCGAGCAGGCCGCCGACGCGAGTCTTGCCAGACGAACCGAACGCAGTCGTCTCGACCTCCTCGGCACTCGTCTCGATCTGCACAGAGGCGACCGAGGTCGATACGTCAGTTCCACCGATACTGATGGATGCATTTGTCAGGACGAGCTTGGCCATAGGGTTTTACTCCTCCTCGGAGTGCGTAGCGGCGGGTTGTTCCTTCATCATAGCCGACGATTCTGCGCGCTTGACGATAACGCGCCCAGACTCGACAAGGATGTCCATACGTTCCACGTCGCGAGGCTTGACCTCTTCGCCGCCTGTTTTCCCAGCGACCGTGAAGCCGGGTGCTACAAAATACTTTGCCATTACAAATCTCCTTACGTGTAGACGAGGACGCGGAAATCCACGCTGAGATACAACGTGTCGTTACCATCCACGGTTCCGATTCCGTTCGCTGATTCCACGATGCACGTATCGCAAACTCCACCGAGCGTACGGTCAGCCTCGATGGCTGCGCGGATGCTTCCGTCACCGTAGGATAGGAACGTGTCAAGCTTGTCTTCGGCGGAACGCTCGGAAGCGCGACCAACGACGACCGTCAGGTCATACGTCTGCAAGATTGATCCGCTTCCCATCGCTCCGTGATACGTCACGCTCTGCAGGGATGGGAACGCGAAGGGTGCGTTCAGGTTATCTGGTTGGCGATCATAGGTTCTGAGGCCCGAGATGGTACCGACTGCAGCTGCGAGGGCGGTCTTGACCTGACCAACGGTAGCCGTCACCGGAACAGCCGCATCTTCTTATACGGATCAACGAGCATCTGCACATCAGCGTCAAGGAAACGCGATACGCGGACTAC